CACTGGTGGCACTTATATAAACATGGTAAGAGAAAGGTTTGATAGATACTTAGATGATGGAATCGTAACAACATTCGATGAAGCATGTGCTCAAGCAGTAGCAAGACAACAGGCTAAAATAGCAAATACGTCGACCCAAGAGGTATAAATAAAGGTATGACTAATATAGTAGACAGCGGCAAAATATATTCACCCTATGCACTATCGGATAAAACGATAAGTTCTAGTGGCGTAGCGCGCACAAAAGGATATAGTGATTTAGATTTATCGCTGAGACTGCATCCTATTCGTAAAGATATCGTACCATTAAAGGACGATCAGGCTTTAAAAAACTCAGTAAAGAATTTAATATTGACTAACTTTTTTGAACGGCCCTTTCAATCAAATTTAGGTGGAAACTTAAGAGGAATACTATTTGAACCCGCTGATGCTATTACTGAATTAGCATTAGAAGATAACATTAAGCGGGTATTAAAGAAAGAACCAAGAATAAAAACTCTTTTTGTAGAAGTAACAGATTTAGCTGATAATAACGCATATAGAATCACTGTTAAATTTTTAATTAAGCAATTCGACACAGCCTCGCAGGTTGAAATTGTATTAAGAAGGTTAAGGTAAAATAATATGGCACAAAATTTAAACGTAACAGAATTAGATTTCGATCAGATTAAAGATAATCTAAAAAACTTTTTAAAGCAGCAGTCGGAGTTTAATGATTATAACTTCGAAGGCAGCGGATTGTCGACACTGTTAGATGTACTTGCGTATAATACTCATTATAATGCTGTAGCTGCTCATTATTCTCTTAACGAAGCATTCCTTGATTCTGCTCAAATTCGTGGTAATGTAGTAACACGTGCAAAATTGCTAGGGTATGTTCCAAGGTCAGTTATAGCACCTAGAGCTACAATTAGTATTTCGGTAGATGCTACGGAATCTGCGCCTGAGCAAAGACCAACCGAATTGACACTACCACGCGGTACAAAATTTACCACAACCGTACAAGGTGAATCCTATGATTATATAGCACTGGATTCCCATACAGTTACAATAAGCAGTAATAACGAATTTGTATTTAACGATGTAGAAATTGCAGAAGGCACATATAAAACTGTGCAGTATAGAGTTGATAACGATATTGAAAGTCAAAAATTTCAAATTCCTGATATTGAAGCTGATATATCTACCCTTAGAGTTAGAATCCAATCTAACGAAAAATCAGCTGCTAGCGATATGTATAATCGTTTTGAATCTTTGTTAAACTTAGATTCTTCTTCTAAAATATACTATATACAAGAAAATACTAGTGAAAAATACGAAGTATATTTTGGTGATAATGTTATTGGTGCTAAACCAGAAAATAACAATGTTGTTACACTTGATTATGTGTATACCCATGGCCCTGAAAGTAACGGTGCTGATTCTTTCCAGTTTACCGGAACTCTAGCTAAGCCAGATGGCCAGCAATTGGTAGAAGCTACATATTCTACTCCTACATCTATAGCAGCTGCTGGTAGTGGTGCTATACGTGAATCAATTGAATCTATTCGCTTTAATGCTCCTCTAACATTTACAGCACAAAACAGAGCGGTAACTTCAGACGATTATAGAGCTATTATTCTTAAATCGTTTGCTAATATTGCTTCTATCTCAACGTGGGGTGGGGAAGATAATGAGCCAGTTGATTTTGGTCGCGTTTATATATGCATTAAGCCTCTTACTGAAGCGGTATTAACACAACAAGAAAAAGATACTATTATTAACTCTGTACTTAAAGGTAAAAATATTGTATCCATTACACCCGAGATTGTAGATCCTAATTTTACAAACCTAGAATTAGACGTATTCTTTAAGTACAATCCAAACCTTACTGATAGATCTTCAGCCGGATTACAGGGTATAATACGAGATACTATTTCTGATTACAACTTTAACCAATTAAATAAATTTGATGGAGTATTCAGATATTCTCAGTTATTGAAATTAATTGATAGTGCTGATCGATCAGTTTTGAATAGTACAGTTAGACCATATATGTTTAAAAATATATCAGCTAAAACTGATATTTCTAAAAATGATTTTACGTTATCATTTGCATCACCTATATTTCAAGCAGGTGAATCAACAGAGCATGTAATTAAATCTACACCATTTAATATTAACGGTGTAGCTAATTATTTTGGAGATGTTCCAATTGATGGATCAACTGACAGAAGGGTAATAGCGTATCGCGTAGTTGATGGTAAGAATATCACAACATTAAACGATGTTGGAAAAATTACACCTGCTGCTGGCTTAGTTAGAATTAATAACTTTATTATTGATGCTGATACTGAAATTAAAATTACGGTTACACCTAATAGCTTGGATATTGCACCTAAGCGCGATCAGCTATTAAATATAGATCAAACTTATGTTACTATTACACCTGAGGTTGATACTATCGCTACAGGCGGTGCTTCTGGAACTATTGATTATACCACTAACTCAAGGTTAAGATAAGATGGCTGAAAATAACTCACCTGGTTATATAGAGGCAGTTGCTTCTAGTAAAAGAAAGTCTAAAGAAGATCTAAGAATTGATCAATTAATTCCTAGTGAAATTTTACAAGATTCCGGTGAGAGTGGAATTAAGTTATTATTAGAAAAGTATTATGAGTTCATGAACATAGACGAATTCATATATAACGAAAACGAAACCCACACTGATCTAATTTTAGATAATAAAGCTACCTTTAGAATTAGAGATGAATCTAATGACAATAATCAATTTTATACAGATGAAACTGGTGGATCTTCTACTCTAACGATTACCTCATTCGATGAATTTCTTCCAAGAGCTGCATCCTTTGATGGTACATCAACAAGCGTTGTTGACACAACAGAAAATACTATTCTTTTAACTGGTGATCAACAAGCTGGTATGCCAATAGGATCAATAGTTAGATACAATGCAACTAGTGGTCAGCCTGTCGGCAATTTAGAGCACCATAAAACTTATTATATTGCGTATAGCTTCGCCGGTAGAATTAAGTTATCCGAAACGTTAAATGGAAATATTCTTAATATTAGTGCAGTAGCTGGTGGCGGAAATCATAGCTTTTCTGGTATATCTAAAACCATTAATGTGGGTATATCAGCAAATAATATAGCAATAAGCAATGGTAATGAATTGCCAGGATCACTTAAAAAATCTGAGTCTGATATTGGTAAAACATTAACAGTAAATGGATTGGGTGCATTCAATGGCTTAAGCGCTAATATTACAACACCCATAACCAATTGGGTTGGACCAGGGCCTTCTTATATTTTAAATAGCATTGAAGATGCTATGGACATCGATAAAAATTCTGATAGTGAAATAGATACAACTAATCAGTATTTAGAAATGATGCAAAAGGAAATTGCAGCAGCTATACCAAGAAGTGTATCTACTGTTAATCTAAATAAAAATACCCTCTATAAAAGAATTGTCGACTTCTATAAAATTAGAGGCTCGTCAGATTCTATAGAAACATTCTTCAGACTATTATTTAATGATAGCGTTGAAGTCAGTAAGCCATATGACAATACTTTAGTTCCATCAACAAGTGATTGGAGCAATGACACCGAGCAGTTTATTAGTACTAAGGGATTTCTTTCCGAAAAGAAAATTAGAATACATGATAGTTATCGTTATCAAAAATATTCTTATCTAATTAAAACTGGTAAAAACTTAGAAGATTGGGAAAATGTATTTAATAGGCTAGTTCATCCAGCTGGATTTATATTCTTCGGTGAAATTTTAATCCTATTAGAAAATATACGAGCCAATGAATTATCCTTTGGTGATAATACAAAAACTGTTACTCGACAAACTAAAGATCCTCAAACGGGTTTACCAGTAATACAAAATATTCCTGCATATGGCAATGATGAAGATGAAAAAAGATTTACATTATCTTCAATGCCAGGAATCCAACCTGGTGTCATTGGAATTGAAGATATTCCATTACTAGTTAAAGCAATTGCTAGACTGTATGGCCCTAAACCAGAAGCTTTCAACTTTGCTGGTGCGTCAGTGTCTCCAATACTTGATAGCAATGGTACAATTACTTCCTTTGATATTATTCAAAGTGGTTCAGGTTATACAGCTGCACCATCGACTAGTGCTGGAACTATTACTATTACGGGCACTAATACAGCGCCTGCTAACGTAACAGCAGCAATTGATTCTAATGGCAAGATTGAGTCAATTACTATTAATAACGGCGGTGCTGGATATACTAATGCGATTGGTATATCCATAGCTAATCCAACTGACAGTGATGGTAATACTCTTACACAATTATCACACATTAATATGAATCGACTATATGGCAAAAAGTTTAGACAAAAGCCTACCATATACATCGATGCACCTCAAGCAAAGGATGCTGATGATCTTCCATTAGCAACTAATGTTCAAGCTTCTGCTGAGTTTAAGTTACAACCTACCGGTGTCGAGCATATAAAGGTTACAGATAAAGGAAGTGGATATACTTCTAGCCCTGATATAACATTTACTGATCCACATGCATATTATACTGCTCCTCCGTTATTCTCAGAAAATTTTACAAGTGCTTCAGTTTCTACATCAAATTATGATAGCTGGAGAAATGTTACACCTGGGCATGGCGAATCAGCTACACATACTATCTCTATTGAAGACGATCCAGATGATAATACTAATAAAGTTTTAAAGGTTCAAACTGATAATGGTCAAGACACTAATGCATCTGGTAATATTGGTGGAGCGGTCGCTTTATTATCTCTATGGGCTCCTGATAATATGCATGTTATCCAAGGTAACGGGATTAAAGTAAAATTCAGAGCTAAGGTTCCATCAAGTAATGGAGCTACTCAACTAAAAGCTGCGTATTCAACTAACCAACATGGTAATTCTAATTGGAAGGCATTTACGCCAACCGCAGAATGGCAAGACTTTGAATTTGAATATAATGTTTCTACTGATGATATGACTAACGAAGATTATATTGCCTTTCAGGGCGACGGTAATAATGGCATAGTATATATTGACGATGTTCAAGTTATTATTAAGAAAGATTACCCACTAGCGGTAGCAATAATCAATAATCTTGGCCAGGTTGATGGAATTAAGATGGCATACCCGGGCAGTGGATATAGGTTTAAACCTATTGTAACTATCGCTGGCGCGGCTCAAGGCGAAGCCTATATGCAACCTTCTGAAATAGAAAGTGTGCATATAATTAATCACGGGCATGGGTATGTTCTTAATCCTGATGTTAGAATAGCTTCAGACATGCAAGCAGAAGAACGCGTAGTTGACGAAACAATTAAGCTGATATTATCTTTAAATCACACCGATGATGCATCAAGTATAATTTACGACAATAGCTATTACGGACTTAAGGGTGATGCGTACTATACAACTAGTAAAAAATTCGATTTAAATCAGACTATTGAACAATTTGGTAGTCAAACGATTGAATCAAACAATATAAATAACATAAATAAATATAACATTAATTCTTTTTTTAAAAAATAGAAAACTATAGGATAAACTAAAATGGCCGCTATAATTACAACACCATTTAGGATCAGAAATGCTGAAAACTTTAAAGCCGATGTTACTTCTAGTAATGTATACATTGGTATTGGTAAAGCAGATGCTTGGTCAACTAATGTAAGCGATACTTCTGATACTGTTGAGTCAGTCCCGGGAGATCACATTGACGATGCATTTAATGCTCAACAGAATCTGATCGGACTTAAAAAGGTTGGCACTGGTAACATTTCTCATGTAGTTCGAAGAATTGACTGGGCTGATGGTAAAGTATTTACCGCATATGATTCTAGCAATACTAATTTGTATAATGATGATTTTTATTGCTTAACATCAGAATTTAAAGTATACAAATGCGTTATCGGTGGACCAAGTGGATCGACCGTACAGCCTAACCATACCACTGCAGATATTACTGGATACGGTGATGGTTATTATTGGAAATATATGTACACAATTATTGCTGCTGATTCCGAAGCATTTTTAACGAATTCATTTATGCCAGTTAAGACTCTAACGTCAGATCCTGGCTCTAACTCAGCTGACGCAGGCCAATGGAATAACCAGCAAGCTTCAGCAAGCAGTAGCACTGTTCAAGGTATTGAGCGTTTAGTAATTACAAATGGCGGTAGCGGCTATTCTGTAAATGATAACTTTAATTTTGGAACATTATCAAAAATTACTGGTGACGGGACTGGTGCTACATTTACTAACGGTGATGTTACTATTACAAATGGCGCTATTACTAGCATTGAAATTAATGCTCCAGGCAGTGACTATACTGTAGCAGATGTTGTTATTGGATCTGATGGCCCTGGTGCAAATGCGACGGCCCGAGCTGTTATTGCTCCGGTCGGAGGACACGGCGTAGATCCTGTTTCTGAACTAGGTGGATTCTTTATTGCAATTAATACTCAGTTAACTGGTGTCGAAGTAACAGCTGATAACGACTTTAGACAAGTTAGTATTATTAAAGATCCTAAGAAGATTGACGGTAGTGCTATTACTGCTACAACAGTACAAACATTAAAGTATTTACATACGACCACCTCTATTACTAACTTTTTACCAGACATGAGAGTTCAGGGTAATACTAGTGGCGCCGTAGCATATGTAGCATTTACTGATACTGCAAATAACAGAATTTACTTTTATCAAAACGAAAAAACTGGTTATGGTACTTTTCAAAATAGCGAAGTAATTACTTCTACACCTGGCAGTCACACCGCTACATTGCAGTCGACCGCAGTAGTCGCAGACACTACTGCAGGGGGGCCATATGACGTTGGTACTGGTGATGTTTTATTCTTAGAAAACAGACAACCTATTAACCGAAGTGCCACACAGATTGAAGATATTAAATGCATTATTGAATTTTAAAAGAGAGAATATTAAATGGCTATCACCAATGTAAAAAATAGTTTTTCCGATTATACCTTTGATGATTTTGATGAAACTAAAAATTATCAACGGATATTGTTTAAGCCTGGATTTGCAGTCCAGGCCAGAGAGCTTACACAATTACAAACCGCGCTGCAAGCTCAAATTGATAAACTTGGACAATTTGCATTCTCTGACGGCCAACGTGTAATTAATGGTCATCCAACATTAAACATCGATTTTGATTATATTAAGATTGAACCTCAGCACAGCGGTAGTGCAGTTACTAATCCTGAGTTGTTTTTAGGATCAACTATAACTGGTTCTGCCAATACAACTAACCAAGTTACAGCTACTGTTATTCATGTTGAAGATGCAACTGGCACGGATCCAATTACGCTCTATCTTCAATATACATCTTCAGGCGGTACAAATAGAAATATTTCTAAATTCGTTGCTGGAGAAAGTATTTCGGGCCCAGTGATTGTAGGTGGTTCTACTATAACCAAAAGCGCTACGATAGGCGGTGGTGCTGGTAGTACTATTGCTAATGCTGATAACGCAGTTGGAGTTGGATCTCAAGTTTCTATAAGTGAAGGCGTATACTTTATTAGTGGAAATTTTGTTCACATCCCAGCTGCTTCATTAATTCTAGAAAAATATACCAGTTTAGCTAACTATATTGTTGGACTTCAAATTTCTGAAAGCGTGGTTAACTCAAGCACCGCTGGTCATACAGGGTTATTAGATAATGCAAGCGGCAGCACCAATGCTTCGGCGCCTGGTGCAGATCGGTATGTTATTGATACAACTTTAATTAAGCAAGCTGTTACCGATGATGATCCGGCCGGACTTATAGCGAGAGCTAATGCACTTATCGGTGTCGACAACTATATTCATCTTCTTACAGTAAAGAATGGCATATCATTTTCTAATGTTGAAGATAATGTTGACACTGAGTTAAATAAACTTTTAGCTGAAAGAACAGAAGAAGAATCTGGTAACTATACAGTTGATCCGTTTGTTTTAGATATTAAAGAAGATAAAAACGAAAATGGTAACTTTGGTCATTCTGCTACCGGCGATACCGATAAAATATACGTAGGCATCGAACAAGGTGTTGCGTATGTCGAAGGCCACAGAATCCAAACTGCTAAAAACGGGGAAGTTAGATTAGATAAACCTCGAGCTAATGACACCGAAGTTGTCGCAGAAACTATTCAATCGGTTGGATATGGTAACTTTATCGAATTAGTAAAAGCTGAAACCGAAGGTGTACCAGACATTACAGATCTTTCAACAATTGAGCTCTGGAATAATGCCGCGGCAGGTGATTCTTCAGTAGGTACTGGTATTCAAATTGGTACCGCGCGTGTTAGAGATATGAGATACGATAGCGTAAAGGATGTTTATAGATTATTTATCTTTGATATTAAAATGTCTTCAGAGTCGTTCGGTGCGGTTAAGGCTGTTAAGCAAGAAGATGCTAATAATAATGATACCTTTAACGCTAAATTGAGTACCCCAGGTAAAGTATTCCAAGCTGCTGATAACTCATTAGTCTATAAACTTCCAGCTAATGCAATTAGTACTCTTAAAGATGGATCTTCTCATACAGTTGATGCTGACTTCAGAGTAGAAGTCGTGTCTACAGCCAGCGTAAGTGGCGGTGCTGTAACCGTAGCACTTGGAACTTCCTTAGCTAATAAAAATGATGTTTTAGTATATTCCGGTGACGCAAATACCGCTGGATATCCTAGAAGAGTTCATGCATTAGGCGCTGGCAATTTTGCTAGCAGTGTAAACGTTGGTGATGCGTCAATGGCTTTACAGAATCTTGACCCATCACTTAATGGTCAACCATTGGTAGTTATGTTTACTACTAGAAAAACTAATACGGCTGCTAAAACAAAAACTTATACAATAAATGCAACTAAAACGTTTTCAATTTCTGGTGGTAGCATATCTTCATCTTATACCTTAAGCGCGCACGACGCTGTTAACTTGCACAGTGTTCAGCGAACAGCAGCCAGCGACGGTACTGCTATATCTCCAGCTGAAGATTTTACTGATTCGTTCATTTTAGATGGTGGCCAAAGAGATAATTTTTATGATACTGGTAAGGTTGTTGTTAAGCAAGGTGCTATATTACCTAATGGAACCTACACTATAACCTTTGATCATTTTCAACATGGTGGATCGGGCGATTACTTCTCTGTAGATTCATATATACCTGGAACTACAGGCTTATCGACCGTCTATGATTTAATTCCAAACTATAAGGGCACATCTCTCAGAGATGCTATTGATTTTAGGCCGACAAAAAAGATTGACGCTGATTCTTTTGACACAACTGGTACTGGCGGCGCGGTTACCTTTACCAGCGGTATTTGCCCATCTGAAGGTTCTATTGAATTAAGGTTAGAGTATTATAAAGGAAGAATTGATAAGCTATTCTTAAATAAACGAGGCGAATTTGTAGTTATTAAAGGTATAGCAAATAGAAAACCTGTAGCACCTGAAGGCATCGAAGGTGCTATTCATTTATATACGTTCATTCTTAATCCTTATGTATTCGGCGTACAAGACGTAATTGTTATCCCAATAGATAATAGACGATACACAATGCGCGATATAGCAAAAATAGATAAGAGAGTTAAGAATTTAGAATATTATACTTCGCTTTCTTTGCTTGAAAAATCAGCAGCGCAGGCTGATATTAGTGATAGCGCGGGTGACGTAAGATTTAAAAACGGATTTATTGTAGATGGATTCTTTGGCCACAATGTTGGTAATCCATCTAACCCAGAGTATTCAGTATCAATTGATTCTAAAAATGGAATACTACGACCAAAGCACGATACTAAATCTGTAAATATAATTAGAAAAACCAGTGATTCTAGTTCAGCTTCTACGAATGCTGCAAGGGCTGCAGCTGATAAAAATTCGAATAAATGTACTACTTCAGTCTCTGGTGGTGTTGTAACTCTTCCATACACAATTAAAACTGAAATAAATCAACCTTATGCATCTTATGCTGAATTTGTTAATCCATACAATGTAATTGCGTGGGATGGAACAATGAAGCTTTCGCCAGAATCTGATGAATGGAAAGAAGTAGACCAGCGTCCTGATGTTATTGTTAATGACAATAGCCAGTATGATCAATTTGTTGCTATGGCTAAAGCTGAAGGTATTTTAAATACAGTTTGGAATGAATGGGAAACAAATTGGACTGGTGAAGAAATACTAAGCGAGGCATCGTATACTAGTACAATTGATATGAGAGTAGGAGATAACGAAGCCAGGGTCGAGCGACAAACTGGCACAACCAATTCGCAAGACAAGTGGTATGCAGATATTACAACTAATATCACTGCAATAAAAACCACTTCAACTCAAACTCGGTCTGGTACTCAAGCTTCTATAGAATCTTCAACTCAATCAAAAGTTATTGGTAACTTTACAGTTGAGACTAGTTATATACCATTTATGAGATCGCGTAAAGTATACTTTGATGCACAATTATTAAAACCTAATACCAAAATGTATGCATTCTTTGATGGCGCTGACGTAACATCTTACTGTAAGCAAGAAATGGCTGGGGCCGAGCATGCGGATTCAGACTTTGTGGAATTTAGCTCCATTGTTAATGGCGATGCTGCTGTAACATATAAAGGTGCTACATCACATAATAACGCTACTTCAGGAACTGGTGGTGGTCTACTAACTACTGACGCTTCAGGCCGATTAATTGGTTCACTTATTATTCCAAATAATTCTACATTTAGATTTAAAACGGGTACTAAAACATTAAAGCTTACAGACTCACCTACTAATAATACCGGCGCTTTAGAAGATGAAACAACTTCAGTTATTGAAAATTATTATGCTCAAGGTTTATTAGAAACTAGACAAAGAACTATCATTAACACTAAAGTTCCTCGTATTGTCCACAAAGAACTACGCAAAAGTAGAACAATTACAAGCGATAGAACCGAAATATCTCACGAACTGATTAACTACTATGACCCTATTGCAGAGTCATTTGTGATTAATGCTGACGGCGGAATCTTTACAACTGGTGTTGAATTATTCTTTAATACAATTGATCCATCCATTCCAGTTACAGTCTCGATCAGAGAGGTTCAAAATGGTATACCAACTCAAATAGTAATACCAGGAGCTGAAAAAATTGTATATCCAGCTGATATTGTTTCAGGCACTGCGTTTACAACGGCTAATTACGAAGTAACTGATGCTGCTAATGCTACTGAGATAAATTGGGATTTTCCAATTCATCTGCAACAAGGTAAGGAATATGCAATTGTTTGTATTTCTAACTCAGACAAATATAAAGTATTTGTTGCCGAAACTAGTAAATTCGATTTAACGGATACTAGTTTTAGAATTACTAAGCAGCCGTTTAATGGTGTATTCTTTACCTCAGCTAACGCTTCGACTTGGTCGCCAGAGCAAAATAAAGATCTGAAATTTAAGCTAAAGAGAGCTTCGTTTAGCACTGATGCTTGTACTATGAATTTAGTCAACGACAAATTGCCATTAGATGCTTTGCCTAATAATCCGTTTACATTCTTAGGAAACGTTGATGGAAATAGCACAAGAATACGAGTTAGCCATCCTAACCATGGAATGTATGGAGTAGAGGCATCTATCGGCCAAGCGATACACAGTGTAAGTATTTCTGGTGTAGTTGGAACGGTAAATGGTGTTGCAGCTGCTAGAATAAATGGAGATCATAACGTTGTAGGCGGAAGTCAAACACTAGATAGTTATGAAATTATAGTTGGTGCGGCTGGATCCACGGCTCAAATTACGACTGAAGGTTTAGCTGGAGGCGGCGCAAACATAAAAGCTTCTTCAAATAGACCATATAATATTCTAAAATTGAGCAGTTCAACTATTGAATTTAAAGACTCTACTATTTCTTATAAGATGAAAGGGGCCACTGCTCGATCGCAAGATAGTAATAACGTAACTTTAGATAGTGCATATACTATACTTCCAGCTGGTACAGACTATAAGCCAATTTTAGCAAATAAGAATATGGTAATGGAGCAGCCAATGCTTGTAGCATCTGATAGAAATCAGACCTTTGCTAACATTGGCAGTGAATCATTCCAATTAGTATGCACATTTAAAACTGAAAATGAAAATGTAAGTCCTGTATTAGATCTTAATAGAACATCACTAATTACCGTAAGTAATAGAATAAACGATGCAACAGCATTATCATCTAACTATGGCACGTATCATGTACCTGATACTAAGAGTACTAACACTACTAATGATGCTAAGTATATTACTAAAACCGTAGAATTAGATTCATCTGCAGAAGAGATAGATATATATCTTAATGCAAATAGACCAAATCATAGTAATATCGATGTATTCTATAAGGTTGGTCAAGACGATGCAGTAATCGATGATGCAGATTGGACACTAATTGAACCAGAAAGTGCAATTCCAATTAACGATAATGGAGTTTATAGCGAAGTTCATTATGTAAAAGACTTCGGCCAATTAGCAACTCCAATAACATTTAGTAAATTTATTATTAAGATTGTCTTAAGATCTCAAAATAGTTCTAATGTTCCAACAGTAAAAGACTTTAGAGCAATTGCAACACTATAATGAAAAGAATAAAAGTAGAAGATAATTTAAATTTAGAGCGTGATCGGTCGTCTAGTGCTATTATAAATAATAGTGAAACAGCATATAAGCAGCGACTTAAGCAAAAAGAAGCAAGAAAAAAAGGCGTTGATGAAATAGCCGAAATAAAATCCGAACTAGCTGAAATAAAAGCATTACTAATAAAATTAGGTGGTAACTAATGGCCAATGAGACAAAAATTTCAAAAACTAATACATTTGAAGAATGGAGACATAAGACGAATGAGATTTCGTTTGATGTTGGTGGTAATGATTTATTAGATGAAAGATTATCTAGTAGATTATATACTTACAATAGCGTTAGTGGGACAAATCAAAATATCATTACAGGTGACGATAATACTCCAGCTACTGCTCAAACATTAGATTTTGAAATTCTTCCGGACACAAAGTTAGACAATACTAGTGGTTATATTATTCTTGCTGATGGTACAAGTATTACAAGTCTTGTCGCTAACTCAACAATAACCCAAGATGGGGGATTTACTGCAAGTATTGTTTCCGCGGTTACGGTTGATAATAAGCCTAAGATTTTAGTAACTAATAGTACTGGGATATTCGATTCAACTGAAGCATTGAAGATATCTGGTAGTGAAGTTGTAAGCGCCTCTAATGTTATTCGCCAAGTTACCGAATCATATAGATCTGGATCTATTGTTGTAAAAAGCACCGATGGCTCTACAATTACTACTCATTTAAATGATTTAAGTGCAACTGGTTATCATATACCTAACGTGTCAAGCAGAATCACGTTAACTGGATCACCTACAGCTAAGGTTGTTCCGCTAACCGAAGGAACTGTAATTTATCAAGGCAATCAGCAATCCATTAGCGCGACCGAAGCGGAGGTTACTGCACATGCCTCAACTACATTTGTTGGAACCATTTATCACGCAAATGACAATTACATATACCTAAAAACAACTAGTGGTACGTTTAATAAAGCTCAGGGTATTAAAATAGTTGGATTGGCAAGTGGTTCTAATTTAGCTCAAAGCTATTTTGATGTCGATCTAGAGCCTTATGGAACAAGCACCAGAGGCCAATTTATTGAATTTAATACTTCCTTAACTTCAGGACTTAATGTTACAATTTCTGCTAGAAGTTTAGTTGATAATGTTAATGAACTTCAAACCGATATCGGTAAAATTGAAGATTTAGCAACTGATGGCGCGGATATTACGCTTTCAATCAACGAGCTAGAAGATGCGGTTCGTGGTGATAAAACAGATTATGTATTAGCTACCGATTCGACAGAAGGCTTGGTTGGTGGCGTTAATGAATTAGAACTTGCTGCACGCGGTGATAGATCTGCTACTAACTATACTATAACAACTGAGTCGACCGAAGGATTCGTTGGTGGTATTAATGAACTGGATACTGCACTTAGATCTGCTACAATGCAAACTAATAATGCTTCGGTATCCGCTACTCTTACTACTGCAGGCAATGATATCACTTCTGCAATTAATGAGCATGACGCTGAATTAGGAACTATTACGTCACAGCACATGGGAACAACAGCTTCCAACGTCGGTGACGCTATTGCTGAAATTGAAGGCCAAATTGGTACAGAAAATATTTCAGGAATTGATTCTGGCGATTCAGCTAATACCATATATGGCGCGCTAAACCAATTACATGGTGAAATTGGTGAGGCAGATATTAGTGGAATTTCAGGCACTGATAATACAGTTTCAACAGCACTAAACCAGCTTCACTCTGAAGTAGGTAACGTCGGTGGCGGATTAAACGGATTAGCTGCTACTGATCTTACAGCAGCCGTTGATGAATTAAGAACTGATATTGGTAACGTAGGCGATAGTGGCGCTACATTAACTACTGGTACTAACATTGTAGCAACTGATCTTACAGCAGCAGTTGTTGAATTGGATACTACTATTGGCTCTGGTGTTATTACCGGAACTGGCACTGAAGCCGCTGGACTTGGTAACTTAACATCTGCTATTAATGCTATTGACGCTGGATTAGGTAATGCTACTAGTTATAACA